CAAGAAGTGTTTAATGCTCAACGCATTCTGCACTCTAGCTACCAAACTGGTAATGCCAACAATGACATCAACGTCATTAAGTCTGGTAACTACCTGCCCGGTGGCTTTAAAGTAAACCACTACTTTTCAAGCCCTCACGCTTGGTTTATCCGTAACACCATCCCCGGTGGTACTGGTTTGAAGTACTATGAGCGTGTTGCTATTTCGTTTGATCAAGACAATGATTTTGATACGATGAACATGAAGGCTAAAGGCTACGAGCGTTATTCGTTCGGCTGGTCTGATCCTCGTGCAGTATGGGGTTCTAACGGCCCCTAATTGTTACTAGTAACAAGCCCCTCCCCTAAAAAGGAGGGGTTCTTTTTAATTTAACTTGGAGATTGATATGGGATACGAAATGTCTAAAATGAAGGGTAAGCGCCCTGATGTGTCTGTTAAAGCTAAAGGCGAAGAAAAAAAAGAAGCCATGAAAAAGAAACCTATGGCTGCTGCTAAAAAGACTATGTCTAAAAAGAAAATGTAAAGTACAATCTGCATGTCCGATGACGCCCTTAATTGGGCGTTGTTTTAAACAACGTCAAAGGAACTTTTATGTCTAATCCTACTCGCCTGTATAGCGGCCTATCTACGGCCTATCCTAACGAACCTCTGTATTCGTACCCTTTTCCTGATCCTTTCCACACTGGTAGCGTTCAAGCAATTGGTAGCTCTACATACACCAACGACTTCAATACTTTGATTGGTACTGACTACACTGTCACTGGTACTAGCTCTACGTTTGCTTTGACTAGTGGTATTGGTGGTTTGGCTGTTTTGACTCCCGGTGGCACAACTACTGCTACTGCTGCTTATAAAAACGGACAGTTCTATCAGTTTGTTGCTGGTAGTCGTTCTTGGTTTACTTGCCGCTTTAAAACTTCTGCTGTGTCTGGTAGCATTTCTTTTTACGTAGGTTTGCGTAATGGTTCTGGTGTTACTGATGGCTTGTGGTTTGCTAAAGCTGCATCGTCTACTTCTATCAACTTGGTGTCCACTGTTAACAGTACTGCTACTACTTTGGTAACTGGTGTTGCTACGGCTGTTGCTGACACATTTGTTGAAGTTGGTTTTTACTACGACGGCACTGATGTACTTGTGTATTCTGGTAGCTCTACTGTTAGTATGGGGCCTGTTGCTCGTATTACAGCACCCACCATTGGTTCGTCTGGTACTAATTTGACTAATGCTTTGCTGTCTCCTGTGTTCCAAATTACTCCTGTAGCAACTGATACATTGACTGCTGACTTTGTGTTGGCTGCACAAGAAGTAAGCCGCTAATAGGAGGCTGTTATGGCTAACTCAGTAACGTATCAAGTCCTTGAAGAAGGGCCTCGTAATATTATTGTTAAGGCTGCGGGAGTGTTAGACACTTCTGATTACAGCCTTAACACTTTTATTAGTATGGCTTCTAGTAACCAAGGTGGCACAGGGCCAGTACCTACTCAAGTTCGTATTGACCACATTGACTACTCAATTAGCGATCAATTGGAAGTCCAATTGTTTTGGGATGCTACAACTGACGTTGTAATTCTTCCTCTTGCTGGTCGTGGTCGTATGTCGTTTTGGAACTTTGGTGGTTTAACTAACAACGCTGGTGCTGGTAAAACTGGCGACGTACTAATTAAAACTACAGGTTGGACATCTGGTGTTCAAGTGTTTTCTGTTATTTTAGAGTGCGTTAAACAAGGCACAGACTTGTAAAAGACTCGGCTATGGATAATCAACAACTGTTTAATCTTGTTGTTTCTATAGCTGGGTTTCTTGCAATGTTTGTTTTTTACCAAGTCATGCAACGACTACAAAGAACTGAGGATGACATTGCTGTTGTAAAGCAAGACATGCTTAAAGACTTTGTACACAAAGAAGACTACCGAGCTGACATCAAAGAACTTAAGGACATGGTTCGACAGATCTTTGATAAGTTAGACAACAAACAAGACAAGTAACATGGCAAAAATAATTGTTCCTAGTAACGCTAAAGAAGTTCAAATTAGTGCTGTCATCACTCGTGCTGATGGTTCTGTAGAGCAAATTGGTGTTGTAAGTTACTGGCACAAGAACCCATTAAAACGTATTTATTGGAGCATTAAAAAATGGCTACTCTCTTAGTTAACGCTGGTAAAGCAATTGTTACCAATCGTATTAAAGGTGCGGGTACTGAACCTGTGTATGGCGCTTGGGGTACAGGTGCTGGTACTACTGGTGCCACTGACACTACTTTATTTACTGAAACAGGCACTCGTTCTGCTGGGACAAGTACTCAGCAAACCACTTCTGTAACCAACGATACTTATCAAGTAGTTAGCACTATGACTGCTGGAGGCACGTTAGCCATTACAAACGCTGGTTTGTTTGACGCATCTACTTCTGGCAACTTGTTTGTTAAGGGCGACTTTTCGACTATTAACTTGGGCATTGGCGACTCTATTCAGTTTACGTTTAAAGTACAGTTTAGTTAATAGGAGTCTTAAATGGCTCTTGCACTAGCAGACCGTGTACAACAGACAGGTACGGCTAACACTACTGTTAGTTTTACTCTGTCTGGCTCTGTTACTGGGTTTCAATCTTTTGCTGTTGTAGGTAACGGCAACACTACTTATTATTCAGCAACAGATTCTGCTGGAAATTGGGAAGTAGGAGTTGGTACATACTCAACTACAGGCCCTACCCTTACTCGCACAACTATTCTCTCTTCTAGTAATTCTGGAAGTGCAGTTACGTTTACAGGAACTGTTAACGTCTTTGTTACGTACCCATCTGAAATAGCAGTATCAACAGATACGTTAGCTTACCCACCAGCTATTGGAGGCACAACCCCTGCTGCTGGTACGTTTACAACGCTAATTGGAAATAGCACATCACAATTTGGTAAATCGTCTGCAAACTACATTCAGGCCGTTGGAGCAGCTACTACGGTGTCACCTGTTTTGTCTGTTCAAAGCAGCACAGACACCAACGTAGATTTTTCAATTAAATCGTTAGGTACTGGTAGCGTATTATTGGGCAGCGCCAATGGAACGGCTATTTCTGCTTTTGATGGTGGATCAACTATTGCATGGTGGCAGTTTGTTGGAACAACCACTAGCACAGGAAACCTAATTCAACGTGTAGGCGGTGGCGGTACAAATACAACATTAATTTCTGTTGCAAAAGGTACTGGTTCAATTCAATTTGCCACAAATAATACCGCAACAAATTTACAACTTAACGTAGCCAACACAGCCTCCGCCGTTAACTATGTACAAGTGACGGGTAGCCCAACAGGAGCAACCGCCTCAACTGGCGCTTCAATTTTATTTACAGGTTCAGATGCGGCAGTTTCTGGAACAATAATTGTAAAAGGAACAAGTTCTGCCGCTACTATTAGCTTTGCAGGAAGCGGCTCTGCAAATTATCATGCTTTTAGAGTTCAAACTCAAGGTTCAATTAATACGGGAAATTTATTGCAAGTGCAGGGTGCTGCTGCTGGCTCTGCGCCATCTATGCAAGCAATTAGCGGCCCATCGGGTACTGACGCCAACATTGACATAACCCTAACACCAAAGGGAACAGGCCGTGTCAACATCACAACAAGCATCAAACCTAAGGTAAATAGTGCATCAAACGTAACATCGCCACTCGCTTGGGATAGTACGTCATACGATGAATACGCCATTACTGCATTGGCTAATGCATTGACAATTAATGCTGATGCAAACGCATCTCCTGCTGATGGTCAAAAAATGATGTTCAGGTTTAAGGATAACGGAACTGCTCGCGCATTGACTTGGACAACAGGCGCAACAAACGCATTCCGTGTTGTTGGTGTTACTCTGCCTACAACAACTGTTGCGTCTAAAATTGTATACGTTGGCTGTATATACAACGCTGCTGATTCCCGCTGGGATGCAGTTGCCGTATCGCAGGAGGCGTAATGACTCAAACAGTCACAACTCTAGCCAACGGTGATAAACAAGTTGTTATTACTGGTTCAGAAACATGGGTAATTCCTGCTGATTGGAATGATAACGCTAATAAGTTTGAGGCTTATGGTGGTGGCGGAAATGGAGCGGCAGGAACTGTTATACAAAGCGGTGGAGGTGGTGGTAGTGGTGGCTATAGTTATTTAAATAATTTTCCAATAAAATATTATACAAATACAAGAAATTATCTTAATGATGGATATGTAGCAGTAATAAATTCAATAGATACAGCCAATGGAAATTTATCATTATTTTCAGTTGTTTACGGAGATGATGGAAACGGAAATAGCTCATATACATCAGCTACTGTTTACGCAAATAGTGGTAATAACGGTTCTGGAATATATGGCGGAAATGCCGCTGGAAAACCTTCTAATTTTTTTCAATTAACGGTTGATGGAACAAATTTCATTAGCTATTCACCAACAACTTATGCCGGTGCTACTGGAGGAAATGGTCGTGTTTCCTCAACCGCTGGAGGTGGAGGTGGTGCTGGTGGTTCTGGTCCAAATGGAATTGGTGGTGCTGGAGGATCAAATACTACAACTAATCCAACCATAGGTCGTGGCGGCGGTGGAGGTAATGGCGGTGGAGCTGGATCTGGAACTTCAGCAACAGGAGGAACGGCTGGAACCGGTGCTGGTGTTGGCGGTACAGGTGGAACTTCTGCTTCTGGAGGTGCTGGAGGCAATGGAACAAATGCCGCAACATCTTATGTTTTTGCTGGTGGTGGCGGTGGTGGCGCTGGGTATTTAGCTGGAAATACTGCTGGCGGTAATGCTGGCCTTTATAACGCTGGTGGTGGCGGTGGAAGTGCTAGAGCTTTAGCAAATTCTTCTCCGGGTGGAAATGGAAGCATTGGTGTATTTGTTATTACTTACACACCATTAACTTCATCTAGCAATATGTTTTTAATGTTTAGATAGGACAAACATGGCACTCATCAAATCAATTGATACTGATTACGGAATTCCTGCAACGTACTGGAACATTGGAGCCGTGCAAGAAGACTTTAAGGGCAAAGGCACAGAAGTCACGTTTTATGGTTATGCCTCGCAAGAAGCCCGTGAAGCTGGCAAACAACCTTTGAGTGCCGGTAAAATGCAGATTGCTGGTGATGAATACGTTGCCGGTGCTGACCGTGCTGCTTTGTATGCAATCATTAAACAACGTTCTGAATTTAGCAATGCTGCTGACGCTTAATTATGTTTGGTACTTCTTCTTTTTCTGAAACAACATTTGCTTCTTTAAAGAATTCTGTAGTACAAAAAGCTTTAACTGTAATTAGTACTTCTACAAGTAGTGTTGTAAAACAAGTTAACAAGTTAGTTGTAGCAGCAACTACTTCTACAGCTACAGTCTTAAAAGCTATAGCAAAAACATTTGCCATTGCATCTACAACAACACTAAATTTATTAAAAGCTTTAAACAAGTTTATTGTTGCTACAGCAAGTGTTTCTGTTGTTTCAATAGTTAAACTTGTTTCATTAACAAAAACAGTTGTTTCTAATAGCACAACAGTAGCAGTTAAATTTGTGCGTCTTGCTAAGTCTGTTGTATCCAATACAGCAATTACTATTTCTTTTGCAGGTTTTGTACTTAAAACTTTAGTGGTTACACCTGTAGTGACTACTGCTACAATAGCTAAAAAGTTTTTACAAACTTTTGTATTGCAAATTGTTTCTACTGTTAGCTTGTTTAAACCTGCTACTAAACTTGTGTTACTAGTAACAACCGTCTATACTACTGCTACAAGTTTTTTTCACAAACTTATAACAGGTGTTAAAGACACACTGTATCTTTCAGCACGTAAGACTTCAGTAAGCCTTGCTAGTTTTATCAACATCATAGTTAGACCCAAGAAGACTTCTGTAACAGCTTCAAAACAGGATAACGTAAATGGCTGAAAACTTTTCTTATAAATTTGTTAACGAAATCAAATCTCTTTCTTTTGAGTTTAGTGAAGTGCTAACCTCAGGAGAGTCTTTGTCTACAGCTTCTTGTTCTGTTATTGTTCTTGATGGTACAGATGCAAACCCCTCTAACCTGTTGTCTGGGGGAGCTTCTATTGTTGGCACTCAGATCTATCAATGGGTTCAAGGTGGCGTAGCAGGTGTTACGTACCGATTGATTGCAACAGTTACTACGTCTGCTGGTAGCACGCTTATAGCTATTGGTGATCTTCCTGTTTATACTCCTGACGAAGTACAGTAATGTCTTACACACCGTCATACGCTAAAGGCCAATGGCTAACTATCTGCGACCAATGTGGTCGGCAGTACAAGTCGTCTGAGCTACGTATGCGTTGGGACAATCTAATGGTTTGTGAAACAGATTGGGAACCTAGACAACCCCAAGACTTTGTTCGTGGTGTAGCGGATACAATTGCACCCCCTTGGACTAGGCCAGAAAGTTCCAATTTCTTTATTTTGCCAAATTCATTTTTTTCTACTCTTACTAGCAAAACAAACATTTCTATGAGTATTACAGTGCTTAGGACTTCTAAGCAAGAAATAAATGGGGCAGTTCTTAACAACTTTACTTTAGGATAAACACTTATGTCTAATATGTCTTTTGCCAATAATGCTGCAAGCGTACTTGCTTCAGGCATTAGTAGCTCCTCAACAACTTTATCTGTAACTGCTGGTAGTGGTGCTTTGTTTCCAGTGTTAACTGGTTCTAAATATTTTTATTGCACGTTGGCTAATTCAGTTGGCGCTATTGAAATTATTAAAGTAACTGCTCGTTCTTCTGATACGTTTACTGTAGTTCGTGGACAAGATGGAACAACTGCTGTTGCTTGGAATGCTGGTGATAAAGTTGAGTTGCGTATTGTTGCTGCTGTTCTTAATAACTTAGCAAAGTTAGATGAAGCTAATACGTTTACTGGAGCTAATGCTTACGGTACTCCAGCCTCATTAGTTTTAACTAATGCTACTGGTACTCCAGCTTCTCTTGGTCTTGCTAATGCCACAGGACTTCCTTTAACTACAGGTGTAACAGGCACTTTGCCAACTGCTAATGGCGGAACAAATTCAACTGCTACACCTACCGCTGGTGGTATTGGATACGGAACAGGTACTGCCCATGCTTATACCGCTGCCGGTACTGCTGGACAAATCCTTGTTAGCGCAGGTTCAAGTGTTCCAGTATGGGCACAAAATACAATTAATTCTAAAACTGCTTTGGCTTACAACTGGAATGGATTAACAACAAATACTTATTTAGATTTTACTAGCATACCATCAGGCGTTAAAAGAATTACAGTAATGCTTAATGGAATAAGTACAAATGGAACAAGTGGATTTTTAGTTCAAATTGGCCCGGGTTTTATAGATACAACTGGTTATATTGGTGGCGTATCAAGTGGCAACTCTGGCGTAGGAACAACAACTAGCACGGCTGGTTTTTACATAAATCGCGTTGCAACTGCATCTGCAACTTATAGCGGACACCTTTTGCTAACTTTAGTTGGGTCAAACACTTGGGTTGGTTCTGGTGTAGGTTTTGATAGCAGCGCAGCATTTAACATTTTTGCTGGAAATAAATCTCTTTCAGGAGCAATTGTTTTACTTAGAGTTACAACTGTAAACGGAATTGATATATTTGATGCAGGTTCCGCTAATATTTTTTATGAGTAAGAAGGGCCGTAATGTCTTCTGTCTACACTGTCACTCGTGACCAAATTATTTCTTTAGCTTTAAGTAAGCTTGGTGTACTTGAAATTGGAGATACACCTAGTGCTGACTTGACAGCTAATGCTGCTATGACTCTTAACTTGTTGATTAAACAACTTAGCACTGAGGGTCTTAAGTTGTGGAAAGTCTCTGAGATTATTGTGCCGTTGACTAGTGGTCAGACTAGTTACATCTTGGGTGGTTCTAACTCCACATTGATGTACGACACTCAAGCTCCCACTGTAGCTATTACAGACAAACCTCTAAAGTGTATTCAGGGGTTCTATCGTAACAACCAGTCTAGTCCTCCGGTAGATACGCCGCTAATGCTTGTGTCTAAGCAAGAGTACAACGTACTAGGATCTAAAGCTTCTACTGGTACAGCTAACACTATTTTCTATGATGTTAAAGCTACTAATGGCATTTTGTATGTGTACTTAACACCAGACATCAATGCTCAAACTAACTTAGAAATGCACCTTGTTGTTCAGTTACCTCTTAACGATTTAACAGCAGCTACAGGTACTCCAGACTTTCCTAATGAATGGATGAACTGTTTGGTGTGGAGTCTTGCTGATGAGATGGCATTGCAGTACGGTGTTCCTATGAATGCTCGTACTGAAATTAACCAGCGTGCTGCTATGTACCGTGAGAAGCTCTCTGATTGGGATGTAGAAGCTACTAGCACGTTCTTTACTATGGACTATCGTTCTACAGGTAACACTGCTTACAGGAGCTAAAAATGGCTACTGAACGCATTCCTCTTACACAACCAATTGAAAGCCGAAATGGTACGTTTGCTAAAGATTCGTACTCATCTAACTGCGTCTTTGAAACACGAGATCAAAAACGAGAGTTTATTAAACGTCCCGGACTTGTGTACTCAAATCAAATTGTTAGTGTAACTCCCCCTGATGTAGCTACGGTTCAGGGGATGTCTGCCTTTAACGGCAGTTTGGTGTATGTTATTAATAACACTGTGTACACATCTACACCACCTACATCTACTGTTACTACCATTGGATCTACATCGGCATCAACAAGCCAAAGCTATTTTGTACGTACATTCCAAGATTCTTATTTGTTCTTTCACAACAAAGTCAATGGATATTTGTACAGTAAAGCTGGTGCGTTTAATGTTATTGCTAACGACAAAATTTCTAACATCAGCATAGACAATGCTGGTCTTAATTACAGCTCAGGGATTACCCTAACTGTTTCTGGTAGCGGTACTGCTACAGCTACAGTTACTAGTGGCAAGATTACAACAGTCACCATTACTAATGCAGGAAGTGGTTATAGCACTGCTCCTACTTGCACTATTAACAAACCTAGTAACGTTACACCAACAGGAACAGGTACGTTAGGTTCTTACACAATTACTGTGTCTAGTGCTACAGGCATTTACACAGGCATGTTTGTTACTGGCACAGGTATAGGTAGTGCAGCTCAAGTTGTAGGGTTGTCTAGCACAACTGTTACGCTAAGTGTCGTTAATGCTGCTGCTGTATCTGGCACTCTTACATTTTCTGACAATGGCTCTAATGGTGTTTTGACACCAGCTCTTAATTCGTTCCCTACAGATCCCCTAGTGTCTGGTGTTGTGTACTTAGATAACTATGTTTTTGTAGGTACTACAACTAATTACATCTACAGTTCTAATGTTGGTGATCCAACTTCTTGGTACGCTTTAGACTTTATTAAGTTTGAACAAACAACAGATACGCTAGTTGGCATTACCAAACACCTTAACTATTTAATAGCTATGGGTCAACGCAGTATGCAGTTCTTCTATGATGCTGCTAATCCTGTAGGTTCTCCTTTGTCTGTATCTCAAAGCTACACATCTGAAATTGGATGTGCTAGTGGAGACAGCATTGTTTCTACTAGTAACACTGTGTTGTGGATTGGTACTACCAAAACTCATGGTCGCAGTGTGTACTTAATGGATGGTGTAAGCCCCGTTAAAGTGTCTACTGACAGCATTGACAAACATCTTGAAGCAGATGATCTTAGCAAAGTAACAGCTTATTGCTACAAGTTTAACGGGCATACCCTTTATATCTTAACGTTGCACAACACAAACAAAACGCTTGTGTTCGACATAGACGAGAAGATGTGGTACACATGGACACAGTACGCTATTGCTTCTAGTGACCAACCTAATCCCGGTACGTACTACGAATCGTATTTCCGTCCTAGCTATTATGCAGAGTTGACTGGCTCTAGTAGTTCTAATGCTTACGTGCTAGATGATGACACAGCTAAGCTGTATTACTTTGATGTTGGTACATACCAAGATGACTCTAAACCTATCTACTGCCGTACTATCACAGACATTATGGACAACGGAACTACTAAACGTAAGTTTTATGGAAGATTAGAAATCGTTGGTGACAAGGTTGCTGGGACTATGCAAATACGTCATAGTGGTGATGACTATAAAACATGGTCTAACTACAGGACTGTAGACCTTAATGCTTCTCGTTCTCAGTTGTACATGGGTGGTGCTGATCGTCGTAGAGCTTGGGAGTTTTTGTGTACTAGTAACGTTCCTCTGCGCTTAGACGGAGCTGAAGTAGACTTTAGAATTGGTGAGATGGATCAAGAACAAAGTGTTGGTGGTGGAAGGTATCGCAAATGACAGACCTTGTTATTAATAACAGCCCTGACAAAGTAAAGTTTCGTGAGAACATTCTTACTGCTCAAGAGGGCCTAATGAAAATGATTGCAGAAGGAGTTGCTAAAGACGCACTACCTGACTGCAAATTGACTCATTACTATGCGCCTATAGACGAGAAGTATGGATGCGGTACTTACGCTAGACAAATGTTTATTCCCAAAGGTACGTTAATCATAGGTAAAATACACAGACATCAACACCTAAACTTTATCATGCAAGGTAAAGTGTCTGTGTCTACAGAGTTTGGGCCAAAGTATTTTGAAGCTCCCTGTATTTTTGTATCTGAGGTAGGTCTTAAACGAGCTGTTATTGCTGAAGAAGATACCATCTGGGTCACAGTACATCTCACAAAACATCTAGGTGAAGAGAATCTAGACAAGATGGAAGAAGAAGTTATTGCTCCATCGTATCAAGAACTTGGTTTAATAGACTCAACTAAAGAATTACTTACGGAGAATTAATATGACGTTTGCCGTTGTTGCACCTTATATAACTGTTGCTGCTGGAGTTAACTCACTTACTGGTGGGGGCATTACTAAAGCCTTGGGTTTTGGTAGTTCATCTCCTAGTGGTCAACAAGTAACACAAGCTGCTGATCCGTTTTCTCCGTATCGTGCAGATATGGCTAAACAATATGCGGCTATGAATAAACCCGGAGGTACTACTGATATAAACAGTATGCCGGGGTTTACACAATTTAATACGGGTGTTATGCAACCTGCTTTGCAAGCATCTCAAAGAGCTGCTGCGGCTACTGGCAACTTGTATTCGGGTGGTCAATCTGCTGCTCTTCAAAACCAAGCTCAAAAAGGTTACTACGGATTTATGACCGACTACATGAATCGACTAGCTCAAGGTTCTGGTGCTACTAATAACCCAGCTACTGCGGTTGGCATGGGTGTCAATCAAGGCAACCTTAACAACGCAGGAGTCATGCAAGGTCTTGGAGGTTTGGCTACAGGACTTTCTGGGCTTGCTGGAATGTATGGAAATTCTGGTGCTGCTAATTACAACTCTTATTCTCCAAGTTGGATTCAAGCAGCATCACAAGAAATGCCTAGTCTACAGATAAGTCCACAGCAATTACTAGACCCACAATTTATTGCTGGTTTTGGAGGAGGTTAATATATGGCATACCTAATGTCCGACGTAGCAGCAGGTAGTAGTGCTGCTTTGCAATTGCAGCAAAACATGGCTGCTGCTCCCAATGTTCAGCAAGTTGAAGCTAACAGGATGGAGGAAGCTAACCTTAAGCTCCAACAAGATCGTCTTAAAGCTCAATATGCTCCTCAAGAAGCT